GATCCGGTGGAGATACTTTATATACTAAGGGTAAAGTAATAGCAGAAGGAGCAAGAGCATTAGGTGCTAAGTATAAATGTCCGGTATTAACTGCATTACAAGTTGCGAAAGATGCTTGGAATGCTGCGAATATAAGTTTGGAATCGGTACCTGAATCAAAAGCCATTCCAGAGACAAGCGACACCTTCTTCGCCATAATCCGTACGGAAGAAATGAAAAGGCAAAATCTTTATAGGCTTAAAATGTTGAAACAAAGAGATGGTGATTTCCTTAAATCACAAATACGAATTAATCTAAATCCTGTTTTTCTTACATTAGAAAATGATGTTTTTGTGGATTCTATATAATAACAAAAAAAGCATCCAAGGTATCTTCGGATATTTAATATATAATTTATGAAAAACGAAGAAAATATTAAAAATGATTGGTGTGATAAAATTAAAAAAAATAACTTAGAAATAATAAATTATTTTTCTTATAGAAAAGTGGAATGTAAGTGTATCAAATGTGGTGTATTGAAAATAGATAACTGCAGGAATTTGGCTTATAAAGATTATAAGTGTAAGTATTGTGTATTAAGTGAGGAATCTTTTTTAATAAAAGAAGGGAAAGTTTCTTTATTAAAAATACAAGGAACTAAGATATTTCTTAAATGTAAAAATAATCATGAATATACTCAATATAGAGGTAATCTTTTACAGGGTAAAAAATGCGAACAGTGCTACCTGGAAAATAAAGCTATAACAAAAAATGTTTTAATAAAAAGAATAAACGAAATACACGGTGATATGTATAAATACGATTTATCTAATTTCAAAAATTTGCATTCTAAAATAGAAATTAAATGTTCTAAAAATCACACTTTTATACAAAAGGCTTCTAATCACCTACAAGGAAAAGGTTGTCCAATATGTAGAGAATCATTAGGAGAAAGAACAATATCAAATATACTTAATAAGTATAAAATTAATTATGTAAGACAGAAAACATTCCCAGATTGTATTAGAATAAACCTTTTGAAATTTGATTTTTATCTACCTGAATTAAACTATATTATTGAGTATGATGGGGTTCAACATTTTGAATCGGTTAAGATATTTGGTGGTGATAAGAAATTTGAGGAAAGTAAAATAAAAGATACAATAAAAAATAATTATTGTAAAGATAATGGTATCAATTTATTAAGAATTTCTCACAAGGAAAATATAATAGATAAAATGAACTTGTTACTATGAATAGGAAAGAAATGGAATTAATAATATGTGAATTTAATATAGAAATTAAAAATCAACGATACGAAAATGCACGTAAAACAAGAGATATGGTAAAAATATTCAGAGAAGTTATTGTAGATCCTTTATTTATTAATGCAGAAATTATTGTAAAATCTATAAATAGAGAAAGGAAAATTAATTCTATTTTGGATGATAAAAAATTCTATTTATTTACAATTGAGGAGACTTCTGGATATAAAGAATTATCGGATAGATATAAACAATATTTATAAAACTTTTTCGTGTATATATAAAATATATGAACTTCTTCTATATTATTTATATAAAATAAAGAAAAATAATTTGAAAGAAACATGAATAAAGATATAATAGATCCAATAGACGATAAAGACGAAATTAATGATGATGATATGATGGATGATTCAATGCTAGAAGGGGACTTCTCGGATATTGGTCCAATGGAAGATATTGTTATAGAAATCGAAGAAGATTCGATAGAGGATTTTGATATTGTTGTTGACGAGGAAGTTAAACTAGATGAAGTTGAAGTAACAGAAGATGAGGATTTAGTTTTATCTAAACACAAAATTCAAGGTAAACACAGTCTTAAATATGATTCCATTTTCAAAGGCAAAAAAGAAGATCCTTTAACTGATGAGGAATTCGAATCTACACCATCATATAATGATAGTTTTGAAGTAGATAAAGGCTCGATATATTGGTTTGAATCGATTGATAATGAAAGATATACTAAAGACAAAAGGATTAAAGAAAAGATTTATGAAGTATTATTAGAAAATACCGACTTAAATTTTATGAATAATAGAAGAAAGCCATCAAAATCGGATTTCAATAAATATTATTTTACAATTAAGACTAAACTAAAGGATGAGAATTTCACTAATACAGAAATATTTAATGAATTGTCGGTATATTTTTCTGATAATTTGGCTAATATGTTCAAATTATTAGATGGTGTATGGCGTGACATGATTATCACTGAATTGCGTGAACATGTTGGTAAATATAACACTAGTCCAGAAGTTTCTAAACGAAATCTGAATATAGGCGCTGAAGTGGCATTTGAATGGACAGATGATTTATCACCTGAAATAAAAATAATAACTGGTGTTTTATTAGAAGTTGATGAAGATATTTATATAGTTGATTCAATGGAGAGAGTTTACAATTTGGAATTAAACCAAATAATCAAGATACTTAATAACAATAAGTTTAAGTATAATTTAAATAAGTTAGATCATACAGATTTCTTATAAAAGATTTTTGCAAAAAATGAACAATTATAATTTTTTGATATAAAATAACACAATATATAACTAACAAAAAAACTAAATTAAAAAAATGAATGGATTAAAATTATTATCGGAAATAAAGTTTTATAACGATTACAGTAAGTATTCTGAGGAATTAGAAAGAAAACAAAATTGGTCAGAAAGAGTTGAGGATGTTATGAACATGCACAGGAATAATCCTAAGTTCACAGAAGCATTTAAGAATCAAGAATTTATTGACTTATTTAACTTTGCCGAAAATGCTTATAAAAATAAATTAGTATTGGCATCACAAAGAACATTACAATTTGCTGGTGAACCAATTATGAAGCATAATTCTCGTCTATATAATTGTTTAACTACATATTGTGATAGACCAGAAGTATTCCAAGAAGCTATGTATTGGTTGTTATCGGGTTGCGGCGTTGGTGTATCCTTCGTTAAGGAACATGTAACTAAGCTTCCTAATATTTATAAAAGAATCGAAGGAACAAAAACATTTATCATTCCAGATAGCATCGAAGGATGGTCAGATGCAATAGGTGTATTAATATCAAGCTACATATTTGTAGGCGCTCCATTCCCTGAATATAGTGGATATGACGTTAGATTTGATTATTCTTTAATTAGACCAAAGGGTTCTTTTATATCGGGTGGTTTTAAAGCGCCAGGGCACGAAGGACTTAAACAGTCTTTGGAGAGGATAGAAAATATTCTAGAGAGAACAATAAATTCAGATGTCAATTATATTAAACCAATTGTTGCATATGATATATTAATGTTCGCAGCAGACGCAGTATTAAGTGGCGGTGTAAGAAGATCCGCAACGATAGCTTTGTTCTCACCAGATGATGAGGATATGATGAATGCTAAAACAGGTAATTGGTTTAATGAAAATCCACAAAGAGCAAGGTCTAATAACTCGGCACTTTTGATTAGAAATCAAACACCTAAGGATTTATTTGATAAATTAATGAAATCAACTAAAGAATTTGGTGAACCAGGATTTGTATTTGCAGATAGCATCGAAGTAGTTTATAACCCATGTGTTGAAATTGGTATGATACCAAGAACAAAAGATGGTAGAAGTGGATGGCAGGGATGTAACCTTTGTGAAATCAATGGTGGCAAAATGACTAACATTACAACTTTCTTTGATGCTTGTAAAGCGGCAGCAATTATAGGTACAATACAAGCAGCTTATACTGACTTTAGATATGTATCTCCTGTTTCGAAAGAAATATTTGATTATGAAGCACTATTAGGAGTTTCTATAACAGGATTTATGAATAACCCAAAGGTTTTATTGAATTCAGAAATCTTAAAAGAAGGTGCTGAATTGGTTAAAGAAGTTAATGCAGTTGTAGCAAAAATTCTTGGAATTAGACAAGCAGCTAGAACAACATGTGTTAAACCATCAGGAAACGCATCAGTGTTATTAGAAACAACAAGTGGTATTCATGGTGAACATGCTCCAAGATATTTCAGAGTAATGCAGTTAAATAAGCAGGAAGAAATTGCAAAATACATTTACGATAAATATCCGGACTTAATTGAGGAATCAGTTTGGTCATCAACCGATGCAGATTACGCATTGTTTATACCTATCAAAGCTAAATCAGATTCTATCTTTAAGAGCGATCTTTTGGGAGTTAAACAATTAGAGGCAGTAAAACTAGTACAGCAATCATGGGTTGAATATGGTACAAATGTAGATTTGTGTATTGAGCCATATTTAAGACATAATGTTTCCAACACTGTATCAGTGGATAATTGGGAAGAAGTTGCAGAATATATCTGGGAAAATCAACAGTGGTTCGCAGGTATCAGTTTAATGGCTAACGTGGGTGATAAAGTGTTCAATCAAGCACCTTTCACAAAGGTACTAGTTCCAACCGAGATTATCTCTCAGTATGGTGATTCAGCGATAGTTGTATCGGGACTTATAGTTGATGGTTTACATTTATTTGAAAATAATTTATGGAAAGCATGTGATTACATCCAAAACAGAACAATGTCAATTGAAGGAACAAGAACGCAAGTTTTGTTAAAGAAAGATTGGTTATTAAGGGCTAAGAAATTCGCCAAGAAATATTTTGATTCTACTGATGAGTTGGTATTCTGTATGAAAGATGTGCATTTGTTTCACAAATGGTTGAAAACTGAAAAGTTATTAAGGAATATTGATATAGAAGATATTTTACAAAACATCAAACCGGAGTATGTAGATATGGATACAATGGGCGCAGTAGCCTGCAGCGGAAATTCATGCGAATTAACCCGATTTTAATTAATTAATTATTAAAATAATCCATGTGAAATACACAACTTCACATGGATTTTTTAATATATACTTTATGATAGTATATAAAACAACAAATTTAATTAATGGTAAAATTTACATTGGTCAAGATGCTAATAATAATCCAAGATATTTAGGTTCAGGATTTGTGTTAAAACAAGCTATAGAAAAATATGGCAGAGAAAACTTTAATAAAGAAATATTAGAATTTTGTAATGAATCTAATTTAGATCAAAGAGAAATATATTGGATTAAAGAATACAATAGCACTGATAAAACTATAGGTTATAACAGAACAGATGGTGGTGGAGGTGGAAATACAAGAAAGCATATGTCCGAAGAAGAAATTACTAATTATAATAACAAAATTAGGAATACTATGTTGGAAGTGGTTAAAAATCCGAAATATATTAAAAAATTATCTGATAGCGTTAAGAGAAGATTAATTGAAAATCCTGAATATGTTAAAAATCTATCTATAGGAGTTAGAAGAGCCTTTCTGGAAGGAAAAGGTGTTGAACAAAGAAAAATATCTATGAAAAAAGTAATACATACAGAAGAGTGGAATAAAAAAGTTGGAAATAATAATACGATTAGATTTCATATTAAAAAAATTAGATATTTTTTGGAAAATGAAATGGATATTAAGACTATCAGCCATTATTTCAATATAAATGAAGATAAAATTAATGAAACTTTAAAATTACAAGAAGGATTTGATAAAGAACCTAACATAGATATTTTATTAGAAGCATATCATTTATATGAAAATGGATTAAAAATAAATACAATACACAGTAAGATGGCTAATGCTCCTGCTAAATTACAAATGAAAACATTTTTTGAATTAAAAAAGGACTCTAATTAGAGTCCTTTTTTATTAATTATATTAATATATAATCAATGAAATATATTAAATCATTTGGAATGATCTTTGAAAATTTAAACCTTAATTTAGGTGAAATAAATGATATGGGTAAATATTGCGCATTTGAAGAACAAAGAGATGTTTATAAATATTCTATAAAAATAGGAGATAAAAATATTATAGTTTATGCTTATGATAAAGGCACGAAACTTGATTATAGTGTAAATGATTCTTATAGTATAAATAAAAATGACAAAGTATTTTAAAATTTGTTAAAAATGCCGTATATCATCATCTAATAGAGCATAAACCAGATTTTCTGAAATTAAAAGCGGAAGATAAAAATCGTGGTTTAGAGAAAAAGAAAGAAAGAATATACAGAGAATTTACTATATCTATTCCAAAATATTTACCTGAATATAAATTAAACATGAATCCGGAAGAAGACCATTTACCATACAATGTATATAGACCTGGAACAAAAACTGAATTATTGGTTAATGATGGTAGAGCAATGGAATATTATCAAGATGGACTATTACATAGAGAAGGTAAAAATGTCAGTGAAGAATTAATAAAAGATAATATCTATAAATTAAGTGGATATTTACCTGCTATTCATTGGTTAGATGGTAAATTAGATTGTTATTATATTCACGGTAGAAGTATAGAAAACTATCCATATACCATGATATATATAGAAAATGGAAAGAAAAAGTATTTCAATTGTAATAATTGGGAACTAAAAGAAAAAGGAATTATTTAGTAAGTCTTTTTAATATATATTGCATGTATAAATACACTAAATTTGTCACAGAGAAGCGATTTAACGACTGGGAAAAACAATTTGATACTCTGCATGAGGGTCAAGAATTTTCTCATTTAATCGACTCTATTTCAAATTTTTTAGAGATAGAATATACAAAAGGTATTGATAAATTCACCAATATTGTCGAGAATTTATTTAAAAGATTTAAGAATAAAATTGGAATGGTATCATTAATAGTTTCTCTTTTACTTGGATCATATATGACGGTAGCTAAAATATCGGATTTGTTGGATAAATCTGGATATAATAAGACTGAAAAAGAAATTATTATAAAGAAAGCCGAAGTAAAGAAACCTAAAAAGAACGAAAATAAGAAATTTCTAAATGCTATTGCTAAGAGTGAATCTAGTGACCCAACTGATATAAATCAATATGGTTATATAGGTAAGTATCAATTTGGTAAAATGGCTTTAACTGATTTAGGATTAGATGATAAAATAGATGTAGATAAATTTAGGAAAAATCCTAAAATCTTTCCAGAAAGAGCACAAGATAGAGCAATGGTTAAGTTGCTTAAAATTAATAAAGAATACTTAGGAGATTATATTGATAAATATGAAGGTAAGATTATATCAGGTGTTAAGATAACTAAATCGGGATTATTGGCAGGTTCGCATTTAGTAGGAGCATCTGATGTTAAAAAATTCTTAGATTCTAATGGTAGAATAATACCTAAGGATGGTAATAATGTACCGGTAACACACTATATAAAGAAATTCGGTGGATATCAAATCTCTATATAACAATAATTATTTGATAAGTAAATAGTCTATTTTTTTTTTCTGAATATAATTTATAACAAAATAACGAAATTTATGGAAAATAACAATACAGGAATTTTAAGCGTAATGAATAGTATTTCAAGTGTTAGAAATATAGATATAAAAGAATTACCTACTCAAGGGTACTTCTATCCAAAAGATTTCATTATTTCCATCAAAAAAGCTACATTTGAGGATATATTGGAATATAATTTTAATTATATTAAAGATGATTTAGCTGCAATAATTTTTGAAACAAAAAGGATTATTAAAAATAATGTTATAACTAATTATAGTTATAAGGATATTAAAAGTAATGATATACTTTACATTTTCTTTGAGATAGTTAAATTTACAATGGATAGAGACATTTTAATATCATATGTAGATTTTGATAAGACGGTTATAAATGTTCCATTTGGAAGTGAAACATTTGATTATTTCGATTATAAATCTTTAGGTTGTAAATATGATAAGAAAAGTCGTGAATTTATAAGTGATGATTATAAATTTTCATTACCATCAGTTGGTGTTGAGAATTGTGTAATAGATTATATTTATAAAATGGATATAATGGGAGAACAAAACGATTATAACTACGATTTCTTATTTTTTCTTGGTAATAAAAACCATTTATCTAATAAAGAGATAGAAAATTTGATAACTATATTTAATTATGAGATGAATAGTATGGAATCATCTAGGATAAGCAAAATTGTTCTTAATTTATCAAATTCTATTCCATATTCTCTGAAAACAAAACACGGTGTGATAAGCTTAGATCACTTAAAAATAGATTTCGAAAGATTGTTTATTTAATAATCTAGCGCTTTTAATACACCTTTTTTGTCATAGCCGAAGTTTCTTGGATTCATATCGAAAAATGTTCTAGTAAGAGATAGTTCTTTAAATAACGATAATATTTCGGTATTTATGTAATTTATTCTTTCAATTATAGATAAATAGCGTGTGCCTTCATAAAACTGTGGATTTATTAACATTACTGATAACCAATCACTATTTATATACATTAGTTTCATATTTTTCTTTTCTTGAAAAATTTCAAACATTTCCTTAAAATCTTCCATAATATCAAATGTATCTAACTTTTCTAATACTATATAACTAGGAGTTACTTTATATACTATTGGGAATATATCAGGTCTTTTTTCGAAAATTATGGCGTGATATTTTATATCTGAACCAACTTTTATAACTTTACTCTTATCTTTTATGAAATTATAAGCAGTATTTCTCCTACCATGACCCAACTCAGGTTTATATATTGTGCGAATCTCATTAATAGATTTAATATACTTCATATCTTAAAACATTTTCCTGAATTTGAAAAAATACTCTCAAATTTATTATAATCATTACCAATATAAATCATGGCACATGACATAGGTGCGCCTTTCTTATCTTCTTCTCCTTCACACCAAAATCTTAATCTTGTATCAGCTAAAAAACAAATTCCACAACCATTTTTGAAAATTAAGTCTTTGTAATGTTTAGTATTAGTAGCTACCGGAATTAAGTATAATAATTCACTATTGTATTTTTTATTAGCTTCTATACCTTTTAATATCCAATCATACATAGAAGTTTTAGTTTCTGGGCTTTTTCCATATGGTGGATTAACAAATATAGTTTTATAATTCCAATCTTGTTTTAATCCATCAATGGGTAGAGAATAATTATTCTCTGCATTAACTGTGCTAAACTCGTTGGAACAAGGATCTAAACAAACTTTACCAAAAAATTCGGTAATTAATTTAATATATTTAGGTGGTGTATTCCAAGACTTATTTTTAGAAACACGATTTCTTCCAGCAGACATGAATTATATATTATTTTGTAAATCAAAAATAAATCAAAAATAAATAATCAAAAATAATAAGGAAGAACAATAATTATTATATATAATTAAAATAAGAAATTAATTATGAAAAACGAAAACAAAACATGGCTTTTAATAGGTCAAATTACAGAAACAACAGAAGCGGGTGCAACAAGTTCGGAAGCAGGTGCAACAAGTTCGGAAGCAGGTGCAACAAGTTCGGAAGCAGGTGCAACAAGTTCGGAAGCAGGTGCAACAAGTTCG